AGAGGTACGAGGACTCGACTTTGGCTATGCACGCGACCCTATGGCCCTATGTGACATCTACTACTACAACGGTGGCTATATCATCGACGAACTCGCGTGTAGGGTCGGTATGCTCAACCGTCAGACAGCAGACCTGATCTTAAACCAGTCAGACCCTCACACGCTTACGATTGCCGATTCAGCAGAACAGAAATCAATCGCAGAAATGGCGGAGTATGGCGTCAACATAACAGGAGTAGTTAAAAGGGGAGGTATAGGGGCAACATCAGGGAACAAAGAGACATTTACCAACAGTGCTATCCAGTTTGTGCAGGAACAACGCATGAGCATGACGAAGCGATCAACGAACTTTATCAAGAGCTACCGGAACTTCATGTGGCAAACAGACAAAGACGGCAAGATTATACCGAAGTACGATCACTACCTATCAGACCCGATGATGGCGGTTGTCTATGGTATGACGAACTTTAACGCAGCACGACTCGAAGAAGATGATGACGACTATACCAGCGGATCTATAAGCTCGCTATGGGGGTAAACATGGGAGATCACGAATACAAAGGTGTCAAATACAAAGTATACCAAGAGGGCGAGTGTGTATATTGGCGAGCGGCGTATATGGGCCAAGAATGGGGTTCAGGACTCTACATCTCAGAAAGCTTCCCCGTAGATAAAGTTATACAGCTCAACATCGAACATGCAGAAGAATCATTAGACGCAATCATCGCCAAGCACCAAGCCACCGAGGATAACAGCCTTGTCCGCATGGAACACACTTACAAAAATACCCCTTACAGCGTTATTGTCTACGGTGATTATGTCGAATGGAAGTGTGCAAAAGCCAGCGACATCAGAAAGACATACGGCGAGCGAGATGAATGGGTACAGTTCGCACATGAAAAAGCAAAAAAAGCTATAAACGAAATGGAGGGCTAACATGTACGGCGCACAAATCACACACGAACCACTAGACGACAACGGCTCACTCTACACTCGCACCAAGAAGATACGACAGGGTGAAATCGTCTACCCGATAGAAGAAGTCTACGAGATACGCGATAAGGTAACATCACCACTGACCGAAGCTATATCCGTTGCCGCACTCATCAAAGATATAGAAGAAAACCCTCACATCATCGAAGGCGGATTTCGGATAGAAGGCTACCAGCACCGACAAGAACGAGGCTATTACTACGTGGTCAAGGTCATGCGAACGAAGGTATTTAGCAAGTAACATGATTGTGGTATAATAAAGACAAAGTAACCACTGGAGAACACAGGTTTACTGTTAAACAGGTAAACAATCGTGTTCTCATATCTTACAACCGACAACGTATTTGAAAAATATACCACTGCGAAGTTTTACACTGAGCAATTAACAGAACCCTTTCCAGAGTTTGAACGCATAGCCCATAACCGCCCTCACGGTGGTATTAAAGACGGCTATCCTAAGACAACAGACGGTACAACTGCCTCTATTGTTCGTAAAACCCCACGCAGGGCCTTACAACAGCTCCCAACTGGTACTGTAGAGTCCGACAACGCTGATGACTGGCGTTCTATCGTTGCTGAGTTCGTTTACACCAACAAGATACTCCCGTTTGCTAACGCTGAATACGATCTCATGCAGAAGTGTTGGGTAACTATCGAAGCTGGATTAACCTACGGCTCACAATGTACCTATACGCCATTCATTAACCACGACGGCGAGTTTACGCCTGATATGGTACTCCCTTACTGGGGCGATGTATTTATTCAACCTGGCAAGAAGTCCGCTGCTGATTCATCATACGTTTTTATCCGCACCTGGTATCAACCAGAAGACATCGAAGCCCTGATTGACCGTGAGAAGAAGCTCAAAAAGAGTGCCAAAGAACGCGGTGAAGCATACGACTCATCATGGAACCTAAAAGCCCTCGAAGAAGTCAAAGATGCAACCTCAATAAAAGACGACAAGGCACAAACTCCAAGTGAAGAACAACGCAACATCACTTCAGAGGGTGTTGAAATCATCACCGGCTATCAGGATGGTGTCGAAGCTGAGTTTATTACCTTTTGCCCTGCTCAAGACCTCGTAGTACGTGTTGAAGAGAACCCCGACCCACGCGGTAAAATGCCTGTTGACTGGTTCTTTGCTGAAATAGACGGCTACAACCCACTCGGACGCGGTGTTGTTGAACTGATCGGACCGTTACAGAACCTTATCGACTCAGATATGCAGATGTACCAATTCAACCGCGCACTCATGCTCGCACCACCACTCATTAAGCGTGGCACATTCAGCAAGTCTAAGATCGTATATAAACCAAATCACATCATTGACCTCGGTAACGACCCGAACGCACGTATCGAAGCATTAGATGTTGATACATCAGCAGTCACCAACTACCCGAACCTCTACGGTCTACAGAAGTCGCAGATACTTAACCTCGTTTCAAGTCCTGACAGCACCACAAGCGCAGAAGTCGGCAACCCTGGATTCAGTAAGACTCATGCCGGTATTAAGCAGATAGACGCCAACGTATCAATCGACGACAACTATGTCCGCAAGATGTTTGAAGCATGGTTTGAACACTGGAGCGAAACAGCTATCAACCTCTACTTTGCCAAGCGACAAGGCGTAGAAGAACTACAGCTCGATGACCGTACTGCACACAAGCTTTCACGCCTCATGGAAAAAGGTGTAGATGTCGGTGGATTCGACCCAGACAAGAACACAATCATTATCAACTACGACGAAGTAACACCTGCCCTCAAGTTTAGAATAGACGCAAGTACAAGCAAGATGAAAACTGACGGCGAACAGCTTGAAGCACTTGGTATGTTGCTCGAACGCCTAGAAGCAAGCCCACTCCTCTCACAACTGATTGTCGCTGGTAACGAGGACAAGATTATCGGTGCATGGAACTCTATCGTATCTGCGAGTGGTATCGAGAACCCCGAACTTCTATCCGTTGACATAGAGGAATGGAAAGAGCAGCAGATGCAACAGCAGATGCAAGAGCAGATGGCTCAAGAGCAGATGATGAACGACCAAGCTATGCAAGAGGCTATGATGCGCGAACAACAGGCGATCCCTGCTGAAGTAATGCCCGAAGGTGTAGCACCCGAAGACCAAATGCTCGCACAAGAACTCTCTCAAATGGGCTATGACGACAACACTATCGCAGAAGCTATCGACATGGCTGAAAAAGGCTACTCAACTGATGACATCTTACGAGCGTTAATGAGTCAGGAGCAACAGCTCCCACAGGAGCAAGTCGCATGATGGTAGAAGACTTTATGCCAGGTAAAACCGGAACATTCTTCAACTACGCCGGTAAAGATAAAGCAGTCGAAAAGGAAGAAAATGCTATCCGTGAAGCGCGTGATGTACTCAACATGATACTCAAGCAGATGGACGAGCGTATCGCGTTATACAAGTCCATAGACGCTATAGACGACACAATTACCGCAGACCCTATCCTCTTAGCTCACACGATAACCGCTAACAAGCTAACTGCAACTAATCTACAACAGGAGCGCGATTTGATTGCCGGACTCATAGAACAAGCCTGAGGTGTATTGCTTCGGCTTGACATCGACCTCGCAGGGTAGTCAAGCCTAAGGAGTACAACTCTCTGAGGACTCCCACTTCGTCAGTGAATAAGACGTAAAACAATTAAGGAGACACTATGGCAGAAGATGCCACTGTCGTAAATGATGAGGTGATGGATAACGCCTCTACTGACTCGACACCAGTAGAACAAGAAGAATCCACCGTGGAACTAACAGAGCCTACCATCCATGACGGAACGGTAGCAGAGGAATCGGAAGATGAATCTGTTGAGGGCGACGAATCGGAGGAATCGACGGATACCGACGACGAATCAACCGACACTCAGGAAGAACCACACACTAAGGCAGATCAACGTAAAGAGCAGTTAAACACTGAGATACGTGACCTCGTAGCCCAACGCAATCAACTCAAGACGCAAGTCGAGCAGATGAATGCAGAAGCCTACAGAGTCCCGACAGTGGAAGACTTGCAAAACGAGATCAACCCCGACACTGGTGAGTACTACACAGCACTCGAAGCCAAGCTGAACCGTATGGAACAGCAACAGCAACTCCGTGAATATACGGAGCAAGTAACAGAGAGCCAACTCACTATCTCAACGGAAGCGCAACGCGCATTACAGGACTTCCCAATGTTTGATTCAAGCAGTAAGGAGTATAACCCTGAAATCGCCGAGCAGGTTGACCAAATCTTGCAACAAAATCTGATTATCGACCAAAAGACCGGTCAGATCATTGGCTCACGTATATCGCCTTACCAATTGTATAAATCATACGACGTGGCAACGAA